TGGTCTTAAATCTGTCACCGCAATGGCAGAGTTCATGATTTGGTCAGCGATAGTCATTAGATAATCGCCTGCGTCCTGGTTCCCTGGGGGTGGAGCCATGATGCGCAGGCGTAGCTCAATGTCACCGACGTTGTATGTAAACGCCGAGACAGTGGGCAATTCAATAAGAACAGAAAGCGGGCGAACATTACGCGGGTCAGTAATAGGCACCAGCCCAAGACCTGTCAACGCTGTTTTACAAGCGTTTACAGCCTCATAGAGGATGCCAGAAACAGCCACTACGCAACCTGGGCCCTGCCACAGCCAAGCAGCTGCATAATACGACCAAGCGTTGACGGCACAGGGAAAGTCCCCATCGCATCGAACGACGCAAACGAGTCAACAGATCCACGCTCACGATAAAGCGTGGCGGCATACATAACCGTTCCCAGTTTGACATCGGCGCTAGGCACCGTGGTCATGGAGTCGATGTAGCCGGCTTCGCGACGCTTACGGAAACACCAAGCATTGCTGGCGTTTACACAAGTAGTCACAAAGGCTGTGTCGTTAGCGGTCGCCACGTCAATACCAAGCCACGCCAAAACGTCAGCTGCAACAATCCACGACACCGACTGGGTGTAAGTAACTGTGCCGGCTGAAACCGTTTGGTAATCCTCTTCGTCTCCGCTGTTGGCGTAAACAATTTGGTTTGGCTTTGGAATGGCGTAGTCAAATACGAGGTAGCCCTCTTCGTCTATGCCTTCCAGAAAGTAAGGCTGAGTGGAGAGGACGACCGCGGTGGCGTTAAAGCCTGTGACTGCGACTGACGCAACGGTGACGCTGTCGCCTGTCTGGACTTCTAGATCGGTGAGAGTCTGAATGGCTGCGTAGTTGTCTACGCGTCGAACGTGTTGAACACTTGCAACAGCCATTTCAGACCCTCTCCCTTACCTAGTAACCAGCGATTATGTGAGCTTGACGAACTTGGTGTTGTCAATCATCAATGTCGCGAAGTAGCCGTAGAACGACAGTGTGCGTGACAATGTTGATGGTGACTCGATGCTGAGTGCGCCGCGTGGCTCTTCAAAGATTTCGAAGCCGCTTGCATCGCCAACGATGACGGTGTCAGATGCAAAGTTACGGTCAACAACAACACGGAGACCGAACGCTACTGCGTCGGTTGCGCCTGCCTGGACTGTGCCAAATGCGTTCATTGGGCCAACTTGTGGGAACAATGGACGGCCAGCGGTGTCAACCAACTGTCCGAGGTATGCCCACATATTTGGCGACAAGAACAAGTGCGTTGGCAAGTTGCCGTTTGAGTTGCTCAAGATGGTTGATGCAGCTGCAAAAATGTCAGACACCCATTCGGATGGGCTGGTTGGATCTGTCAAAACTGCCGACTGTGTTACACCTGAAAGCAGGTTGTCTGCTGCCACGTTGTCGGTGGTGTTTGCGTAGATGCGGCCCATGTCATCAAGGATGAGCTGGAGAACGGCGGGTTCTGTCCACGAAAGGTCTTGTAACGAGAGGCTGACATATCCACCGTAGGTGCCTTTGGTGACCTGGTTCTCTGACACCACAAATGTGCCGGACTGAAGTGCAGCGTTTTCGCCAGACTGTGCAGCCATTGAAACGTGGGTGGTTACCTCTGGACGGATAAACACTTTGCCGCCACCAGGCATTGCTTTTGCGCCGATTGCGTCAACAACTGGACGGATACCGCGGAAGTTGTTGTAAACAGGCTGGACGATTGGAAGTGGCAAGATACCTGGCGTGTCGGTTGTGACTACGTCTGGTGCAGCTGCTTTGAGTGCTTCTGACATTTCGTGCCATGCGGAACCGCCTGCGATCGCTGCTGCGATGTATTCGGCTGCTGTTGGAAGTGCTACCTCACGCTTTGCTGCTGCAAAAACGATTGGGGCTGTTGGAACGATCTCAGCCGAAGCCTCAACCGCTGGGGTTTCTTGTGACATTGTTTCCTCCTCAGGAATGTCGGGTTGGGGTTCGACAACTTCTTCAACCTCTTCAGGTTGGGAAGCAGCGATTTCTGTAATCACAGCGTCAGCAAATGCTGGCTGTGCGACAAGACTGATTTCCACAAGGTTCGCCTTTGAAACGACCATGGTTCCATTCTTGTCAAACTTGTATTTGACGGGGATAGCGCCAACGGAGACGCTGTCATATGCGCCGGCTTTGACTAGCTCGATGGCTTCGTCTGATGCGCGGGTCTTAGCAAACTTGGCTGTAAACAGCAAGCCTTCTTCAGCTTCGACTAGTTCTGTGACAACGCCACGCAGCTGTGTCATGTCGTGGCCTTCAATGAGCTTTGGCGCTTTGGCGTTTACATCAAATGCGCCACGCTTAAACATGACGGACTCGCCACTTGACACCGTTGCAGGCGTGTCCCAAGGAACAGCCACACCCGTAATGGTGCGGGGGCTGTCCTCACCTGCAGCGGCATCAAGCGTTACCGGGATGGCGACAAATTGGATCATGCGTCTTCCATATCGTTAGAGCGAGCGGAGTCTTCAGCGACTTCGCTTGCGTAATCTTCCATGTTGAACTCGACATATCGGCCACGAGGCAGGATGTTGTCTGAGGACAATGTTTGCTCAATGACGTCTAGGTACAAACGAGCGCCGAACAAGTACAGGTCTTGACGTGCTTGCTGTGCGTTCTGGTAGGTCATGCTCGCACCTTCAACCGGTGCTGAAACGAGGTACGAGGGGACGTTGCACAAACGTGACATCTCAAGTGCTTGGAACTTGCGCTGATCGGCAATGACTTCCATTGGGTTGGCTTTAAACTCGCGGAACTCCACCTGGCGAGATAGCGCACCAATAGCGTTCTGTTTACGAGCGTTAGCCCACGCCGATGCAAGCGAGCCAAGGTCTTCGCCAGATAGGTCTTCGCCATCCACCTGCTGAAGATAGCCAGGCGTGGTCTCCAGCTGCGCATATTTATCGGCTGCGGCATCTAAGTAGATGCTGGTGTTAATTGCGCGAGCGCCAATCTTCAAAATGCCTTCAATGGGGCTGATGAACTGCACCACGTTGTTTACATCTAGCGGTTGCCCGTTGAACTCAAGTTCATCTGATGGCCCGTAGAACTGTGGGTAGCCAGTCTGCTTTGTGCTGGTGATGTTTGCAGCTGGAAGCCATGTAAACGCTGCGGGGAAACCTTGAGAGCCGCCACCAGCTGGCGCATAGCGTCGTGTGATGTAAGCGTATGCAACCCCTCTGAAGAAAAGGTCACTAAAGATGTTTACAAAGAAAAATGAGCGGGTGACTTTTGGATCTGGGCGTTCCATCCACGGCTCAAGCGGCAGGTAAACCTCTTCGTAGTTTTCGCCCATCCACTGCTTGCTGTAGTGCTTCAATTCCAGCGAACCGATAAGACCGGCGATGAGATCACGGCTACGGCTGACCGTTGGATTGGATAACGCCTTTACCTCAGCCGAGCCGGTCTGGTAAACGAGAAAGTTGCCAATGTTGGCTGCACCAGCGGCAGCCTTAACGGTAGGCGCGGCAGCGAAGTGCGCCGTTTCAACTTTGCGAGTAAACAAACCCATGCCTTGGGAGTCTCGCACAAGATAATTGCATTTGCAAGCATCTCACGCAGAAACACCAAACGCCACGCGCCCAGCGTTAGACGGACGGCTGACCATGACCGTGGCGGCTATCAAACAACGGCAAGCCTCGATGGGCCCAGGTGAGCGTTGACTCGAAACAACCAATGTGTTTTGAGCTCTGACAAGAACCGCGCGAGCAACGTGTTCGGCCAGCATCTCACCGCCGTCGTGTTTAATTTTGCCTTCGGCGATAAGCGACCTGCAGATACCGGTGTATTTCAACAGTTCTCCGTAGCCCCATTCCTGTTTACGGCGTATGTATTTTTCAGGCGTATGCACCGCTAACGATGGCGTGATAGCGAGCGTCAGTTTTGGGTCGGCGTCAAGTGCTCGGCTGATGTGTTCCCACAGATCGTGAATGGACTCGGTGGTGAACTTAATGCTGGCAAGGATTTCACCACTGGTGTTCTTGCGGGCCCACACCCCGACATACTTCGAGTCGTCCACAGCGGAGTCCACAGCCAAGACAGAGCCGCCACCGTCCCACGTCAAATCTTCAGCGACGCGGTCGTTCCACATTCCGACGGGGAGCCATGATGATGCTGCCGCCACCCAGAGGTTGCAATGTGCTCGGAGGAATTGGTTTCGGTCGGCCGCTGCAGGCGCTGGTTGTAAACCTT